GCAGTCTATGCCCTACATGGACGGTCACGAAATATGGTCTGAATTCAGAGGAACTCCTTTGTCTGCTTTACCTTTTCAGCCGAATGATTGTAACGTTTCTGTTAAATTCACTGCTAAACACTCTAATCACAATATAGTCAACAAAACAACCCTTCGTGAGTTGCTACTTAATGATTATCGGTTGAATGCAGGCACTCGTAAAGCCTATTATTCAGTCGTTCAGAATATGCCGTTTGTCATCCCTAGTGACCATCCTATTGATATGTATAACGCTATAATATCTAGGTGGTGTTGCAAGACTGGTTACCCAAAAAATGTTAACAACCGAGAGCAATTTTTGGAGTTTCAAGAAACTGTGCGCGCGTCGCTTGATCCTGTGGTAGATGTTATTTATACTGCCACAGGCGTATTAGCTGCGGCTGCCAATAGGGCAGCAGCTACTATTCAAGAGTTCTTTAACAGTTTGAATAGCAATACGCGCACGAGAGTACAAAGAGCTTATAATAATTATGTTGCTAACGGTACTTGGGATAATATTAAAAATGCTACATCACTAATGGTTAAGACAGATGAGTTGTTAGTTCCGAAGGTTAAGAACGACATTGAATACGTCAAGGGTCGCACTATAGCAGTGGTTGATCCTGTTCTTTATCTACAGACCGGTATGTTTGTCCAAGCTTGCTCCACTGCTATTAAGGAACGCATGTTGAATAACGTGCCTTTTGAGTTTAGAATGCAGAATGCGGTTGGAGAAGAATTTTTGGTGCAAGCGTATTTTGGAGTGTACATAAAACCAGGAAGTCTACAAGAAATCCTTTTGCATCAGAGGAATAGCACAGCTATCTTATTGGTAGCTGGAGATGACGTTTGGTTAAGTTACAGGACACGCGGCGGAAGGCGTTGGTTTTTGGAAGCCGATTTTAGCAAGTTTGATCAATCACAGTCTATAGGAGTTCTCAAGCCTCTATTGCGATTGTACGGTCTTATGGGTGCTTCGTTAGTAGAAATAGAAGCTTTTACAACGACCTATTTAGGCAATTACAAATATATAGGTAATTTGTATTCAGGTCGACCCATAACCTTCACCCTTGAGCACTGCGGTTTTAGACCTTCCGGAGGTAGCGATACCTCTTTGGGCAACACTTTGGTCAACATAATGCTATGGTTACAAGTGCTTCCTGGAGTGATGTGTGATGACAGACCAAGAATGGAGACTGAGATTAAACGCAAAATGGCACTGTTGGGTTTTACTTTAGATCCTATAAGAATCACGACTGATGTTACAGAGACATCATTTTTAAAAGGTTCCTTTACACCTGACTTCCTGTGGTGTGTGTTAGATTGCAGGTTGTTGAAGATGCTAGCTTGCAAGAATGATCCCGTATCACATTGCTTGCTGACAACAGGTGTAGCTATTCCGAAAAACGAAGGTGAGAAGTTGCTTGTGAATGTTTTGAGGGGGTATGTTTCTTCTTTAGGTGACAGTCCGGCATCATCTCTGTTTCACGCCTGCAAGACGTTTATTCGGAACAACGTTCAACTGGCTGCGGGAGATGTTACTCTGCAACACCCATTGTTTCATACGTTGGGAAATGGTTTACCGCAGGAGCGAGATGAAGTTGTGTATGAGCGCGCTGATATCGACAAGGTCATGTGCCAAAGATAT